GACCTGGTGCTGTTACAATATCTCCAGATGCTGCAGCGTTCCATGCAAAATAATTAGATGCATCGGTTACTGTATCACCACTTGAATGTGATGCAGCTGTTGTACCATTAGCACCTCTAGTTAATCCTGATAATGTACCACCACTATTTGATGTATATGTAATTAATTCATTATCTATAATAACTGTTCCTGATGATGCAAAAGATGTTGAACTTGCCATTGTTAAAGATGTTACTGATGTGTTAATGTCTGCAGATAATGTTGATGTAAACTGTCCTTGTTTTACACCACCCCATGATCCAAGACCCCAACCAGTAGATGCTGTTTCAACTGCAGGTCCTACAGGATAATAATGTTTAACTCTAATACCACCTGATGTTGATGCACCTGATCCTGCTTCATTAGAAGACATCGTTATAGTTAAAGTAGTATCAGTTGGTATTGATGCCACCATAAATTTAACATCATCAAAATCACCAGATCCAAAATTAGAATTAGTAATAGATGTAAAGTTATCACATAAAATAATATCACCTGCATTCATTCCGTGAGCAGAAGCAAAAGTAATGGTTACAGTTGCTGATCCATTAGTGGTAGAAAATGCGTTTGTTAAAGTTGTTGTAGATTTAATAGGATGTATGTCATAAAAAATACCACCAGAGTATGCATATAAAATTCTATTAGTTCCAAGAGCTGCATACTTAATACCTGATGCATTAACAAAATGATGAATAGCTGTGTTACGACCTGTTAATTCAATAGAACCTAGTTGTGCCCAACCACCTATTTTTTCTGGAGTGCCATATCTAAATCTAACATTGTCACCAGCAACCCATTGACCTTCACCACCTGTTGCCGTAACTTGTTTATTAAATCCTGGTGCAAATTGTACTTTTTGTAACATGTAACCTCATTATATTATATATTCCTTATTGGTGGAATACCTAACATCGGCCTTTTGTCGAACCTATTTTTTTCAGCAAAAGGACCATTTACATGGTTATAATGAAGAAATACTTGAGCGCAAGTATTACCTTCTAAGGGTTCTCTCCAATGCTCTAATTCACATCCACTATATACTAACATATCTCCTACATCAAGTAAGACTTCTGTGCCTTTAGGAGCATTTGGTTTATGTATATTTTTGTATTCATCTATAACTGTATTTTGACCTGTGCCATCTATAAATATAGGCCATTTATCTCCACCTAAATGAATAGTAGTAGATATTTCACAACTAGGTCTATCTTTATGTCTTTTAAGTATATCCCCTTGTTTATATATTCTAGCGTAAGAGTATGTTGGTATTAATTGTAATCCTGTTTCTTGTTGCATTTTTGGTAATACTTTCATTAACAATGTTTCCATAACAGGATCAGCGTAATGAGAATAAGTGTTTGGAACTTGTTTATCTGTCCATGTGCCTAACATTCCTGTGTCGTATGTAATATTGTTTTGATACATCCAGTTAACAGCATCACGTTTAAGTAAAAAATAATTAAATATAAAATTAGCTAACTCGTAACTAATTGCATTTTTTATTACTTGGTATTTATTAAACATTAAAATAATATAAAATTAAAAGACACAGATATTCTTATGTCGTTGCTTTTATTAGGTTCTACCTTATGCCACATCCATGCAGGAAACATTATAAGTCTTCCAGGAATAGGATCATAATAAGTTTCTCGCCACAGCTCTCTAGGTAATTTTCCTTTTTTTCTCGTAGGCATGCATTGTTGTGCTCCAGGTCTTGGATCCATTAAACTTAATCTTCCAGAATTTGGTTGTCCTTTTACATAGTAAACTCCAGAAAATAATGAATTAGGGTGTATGTGGCTATTATTATACCCGCCTGGTGGATTAATGTTAGCCCACATATTTCCTAGTTTAGGATCCATGTCTAAATATTCTTCTTCAATTATTTCTTTTTGCATTTGAAACAATTCTTTAGATAAAGGGTCATATTCTTTTTTAAGATGCATATCAGTTTGTGAATGCCAACCATTTACGTTAGTTTTATTTACACCCTTATCTTTATTACTCCATTCAATTATTTGTTTTTCTAAATATGTATTTAATTCATTAGCGTTAGGTAAATCTTTAATGTAAATAATAGTTGGAAAATAATATTCTTTAATCATTTAAAAGGCTCTCCTCCAAACCACATAACAAGTGATTGCCTAACACCTCTTATTACTGGTGCTACTCTATGATTTAAAAATGATGCAAATATTATTGCATGACCTTGTTTAAGTTTAACTCTTTTACCAGGTGCCATTAATTCTAAGTCTCCACCTTCAAATTGATTTTCAGGAGATAATAAACAAGTCATAGATATTTTTCTTACAGGTGGTTCGTGTTGCATAATAACATCTGTGTCCATATGCCAATCATAAAAGCCACCTTCAGGGTATTCTGTAAATTGAGCTTGTTCTGTTATTTGTATATCCCCAAATCCAAAATGATTTTTATTTGCTGTTTTTATAAATTTATTAATATCATTATACATAGGTTGCATTTCTTTAAATGGTATCCAAGAAATAGTTGTTATTCTTTTTTTTGTATCTAATCCACTACCAGGTTTACCCATACCAACTTGTGCTTTTTGTGGTGGTTGCCTTCTACCACAATTAATAATCTGTTGACATTGATCAGGTGTAAATAAGGGAGTAGTTGTTTCAACTATCCAGCTTTTCCATTTAGGTTCTGTTATTATCACGTTGCACTCCTATTTTTAATAGGGTCATAATTTACATCCATATTACATGCTAACGTTCTTCTGATGTCTGTGCTATTATTAAAAGGATATACACAATGCCTCATGTCATAAGGAAATACATAAAAGTTTCTTTCTTTCATAATAGGCCCATAATCTGAATTACAAAATTGTCCTGATGAATTTCCTAATATTTGTAATTGTCCGTTCATAGGTTTATTTTCTGCTGAATACTCAATACCTGTATTTTTTGGTAATTTTAAAATCATAACAGACGATAATCCAGTAAATAAAGATCCTTGGTGAATGTGCACTGGGTTATATTCATTAGCTTTCATTTCATTTATCCATATAGAATTCATATGCATTTTATATTCTTTAATTTTATTCCAATCTAAATAATGTTTCATAACCATATGAAACCATTGTGTTACATTTTGTGGTAAAAAATTATGTGGGTGCATTTTATTATTTGGTGCGCCATCAAAAAACAATGAATGTTCATTTTCAATTTTACCAACTAATTGTGGATTAGCTTTAGGTAATTCATGTCTTCTAGTTTCATATACATGATTTAAAATATTATATACATCTAATGGCACTTTATAAATTAAAACTGATTGACCTAAAAATATAAATTTAAAATCTAATGTGTTCATATTTTTCTTTTATACTTTGCGGTATTTTTTCTATGTAAGGATTATATTCTTTCTTAATTTCTGTTTTTATTTTATGCATATTGTTTCCAACTATGGTATCATTATAAGACATACCATTAATATTTATTTGTTGCAAGTTTGTAAATTGGTGTGGGTAATAAGGTATGTCTAAAAAATTATAAACTTTATTTATTTCTTCTCTCGGGTTTTGCACTAAGTCATCATATTTTATAAAATGACATATGTTTGGATAATTATAAGCATTCTTAATTGCGTCTAAATCTTTAGCAATAGCTCCATTAATATTCATTAACATAAATAGTTTTTCTTCATCATTTTTTAAATTAAGTTTATTAAGAAATGCATCAGGATTTTCTGTATACCATTTTATATAAGAAGCTAACACATCCATTAAATCTCTGAGCAGCACAACACATTTAAAAGGTTTTTTAAAATGTTTTTGCATTAAAGCAAAATTACCTGTAGTCATAACAGGTCCACGATCTATAATATATTTTTGTGGCCAGTCTTTATAATAGTTAACATAAACAGAATCTAATACATTGTCTAATGATTGATAATCTGGATAATTTTGAAAAACATCTGTTTCTTTTAATAAAAATAAATTTTTTATTATTTCTAATGTAATAGAATTAGCAGTGCATGCTATATTAGGATTTTGATTCATTATAGATGCAAACAAAGTATTACCTGATCTTGGCATTGCAACTAAAAAGAAAAGTTTTTTAATTCTGTTGTCCGATTGAGTTCTTTTCGAATTCCAGTTTTGCATTTTCTTTCTTTTTATTTTCTATTTGTATATCTTTTTTAATTCTTTCAATAGATTGCAATTGTCCTAGCACGTTAAATACTTCTGGTTGAGATGATCCTTGAGTTAAAGTTTCTGCCTTATTCTTCATAGTTAAATGATAAGAATTTAATTGGTGTGTATTAACGTTTTTAGTATCAAATGAGCCATCATCAAATTTCTTTTTAAACTTAGACCATAATTTTATTTCTCTCATTCTGTCCCTTGCAACTAATTGCATGGATGCTTTACTATATATTTTTTCATCTATGTCTATTTGTAACAATTCTTTCTTTAATGGATCTTCTTCTTTTTCTAATTTTTCTTGTAGTCTTTTTAGTTTAACTTCTGTTCTTCTATAATCAAAAGAAAGATTCATTAAATTTTCTAAAAACACATTTTGTTCTCTAACACACTGCCAATATTTAGCAGCTTTCGTTGGGTACTTTGCATCATTTAATACAGAAAACTGCATCTCAGTTTCTGTTCTAAACATTTGTTTCTTAGTCCAAGTGTCTCTTAATTCTTCTGTTAAACCTTTAAATATTTTAACCTCTTCTGGGTCTAATAAATTATTTAAATTAGGTGCTTCTTTTTCTATTAATGCTTTTATATTTCTTTTATCTGTCATAAAATCCTTTCATTATTTCTAATATACTTATTAATTAATCAAAGTCAATTGTTTTAGCTGATCTTAAAGCTGTTGTATCTCCTGTAAATTCTTGTGTGTTATTTCTAACTCCAGGAGGAGTACCACCACCAGAAACCAAAGCAGCAGTTGAAGTGCCTTGTGTTGCTGTAGAATGTTGTGCTACTGCCGTTCCCATACTTGGTCTTGTAGACCAAGAAGTTCCATCATATCCTTCTGTAGTTGCACTAGCAGGTAAATTTCCAGCAACAAGTCCATCAGTTTGAAGTCCAGATCCACCATTAGTGTGTTCGTGATTATCACTCATAGCTGCACCTGAAGTCCAATCAGTGCCATCATATTCTTCTATATTTTTAGTTGCAGCTGGAGGGGGTGCTCTTCCACCTGCACATACAGCTGCTGTTTGAGTTCCAAAAGAAGCTGCTGCATTTCTACCAGTTGCTAAATCTTCTCCATTAGACCACGCTGATCCATTCCATTCTTCAGTTGCATCTGCATCAGGTGGACCAGCAAATAATAATCCTGCAGTGCTAATTCCACAATGACCAGTATTACTTCTTCCAGCGTTTAAAGTAGCAGGAGAAGTAGAATAAGAAGATCCATCATATGTCTCTGTTTCAGTTATATTAACTCCAGGAGGTCCAGCATAACCACCTGTAAAAACACCTGCTGTTTGAACTCCAAAACATCCACGTCCATAACCACCTGTGCTTTGATTACTGCCTTCTGTCCAACTTGTTCCATCATAACTTTCAGAATTTAATGTTATTGTTATTCCAGGATCAGAAGTACTTCCTGCTGCACATACGGCAGCTGTTTGAGTTCCAAAAGTTCCTGCTGCTCTTCTAGCTGTATTTAAATTATTACCGCTAGCCCATGCTGCAGCAGTTGTTGCAGAGGTAGATATATTAAATTCTTCTGTTGCATCTGAAAAAGGTGGACCATCTCCTCCTCCAAAAGCAAGAGTAGCTGGATTTGAAGCTGATAAAGAACCAGCTAAATGTTCTCTAGCTGTTGATAAGTCTGCTAATTCAGTCCAAGAAGTTCCGTCCCAACTTTCTGTTACACCTACAACAGCAGTAGAACTTTGTCCACCAAACGCTAAACCAGCAGAAGTTGTTCCTGATGCTGCTGCGTGAAATCTTGCAGTATTTAAATCTCCAACTTCAGTCCAGCTTGAACCATCCCATGATTCAACACTAGCGACTAAACTTGGTGATTCTCCAGAAATACAAAGTGCAGCTGTTTGAGTTCCTAAACCAGCAACAAAATCTCTTGCATCATTTAAATTAGCTACTTCTGTCCAACTTGAACCATTATAAGTTTCTGTTTCATTTTTTTCAGTTGAAGTAGGATTACTACCGCCAAAAGCTAAACCTGCAGTTTGCGTACCTGCTCCTGCTAATGCTCTTCTAGCTGTATTTAAATTATCTCCTTCAGTCCAAGAAGATCCATTATATTCTTCTGATTCATTTCTTAAAGTTGTAGCAATTCCTCCAAAAGCTAAACCTGCAGTTTGTGATCCAGCTGCTGCAAGAAGACTTCTTGCGGTGTTTAAATTTCCACCAGCACCCCAACCGCTTCCATTATATTCTTCTGTTTCATTTGCTGCGGCTGGTTTTAACCCTCCTGCTGCAAAAGAAGCAGTCTGTGTTCCTGAGCCACAAAGTTTAGTTCTACCTGTACTTAAAGAAGAACCAGCTGACCATGCACCAAGTCCAATGTGTGATGCTATAGTAAAACCACCAGAGTTATAAAAAATTTCTCCTTCAGTAGCTCTGTCTCCTGTTGTAGCAGCAGATAAAAATTTTACCTTTAAACCCTTAAGTGATTGGTAAGTTGACATTTAAATTCCTTTAGGGGATTGTTCTAAAACTTGGCTTTGATCCAATTCTTGCAACTTTGTCATCTGCTGATTCACCATCAACATTATCATTGTCCCAAGCTGTTCTAGAAATATCATCAGCAGCTTTAACCAAAGCTTGTGCTTCTGCTTTAGTTTTTTCTACACCAGATTTATCAGCTAACCAAGTTGCTCCTTTTTCATTAGCGCCTATAACCCAAACATCTACAGCATCAGATCCATCGTGACCATTATAACCTCTTAAAAAGAAATCTCTTCTGTCTTGATGAGTAAAAAAACCTTTTCCTGTGTTTGTTGCTGTGCCGTATATAAATATAGCCATATTAATCCTCCTATTTTAGTTTATATATTATTAACATTATAAATCAACTGTCTGTTATTACTTTTACTGCTTTCGATGTTGCAAATTCTTCAACAGTAGTTATATTACTACCACCTGCTACTGCTAATGCTGCAGAGCTATCACCAGTAAGACTAGTCTGTCTTGCTGTTGCCATAGATGGAGCTGTTCTCCATGTTGATCCATCATAAATTTGAGTAACTCCAGTAACACTTGCAGGGTTACCAGC